AATAGCTTGTGCAGTAGCGCAGGCAGAAATATGTCCAGCTATACATTTACCACTAGCTGTAGAAGCAGCAGCAATGTTATTAGATTTGTACATATCAAAACCACGCAACTTTCCACTTGACACTAAGCCATTTCTAAGAGAACCTTGACCTGCGTTGTAGTCAACTGACATTAACTTAGAACTAGATTGAGACAATTGCTCATACCATGAAGGAGGAGCAACAAACCATCTTCCTTCTTCAGGAATGTTTTGCTCGTCCAACAATCTAGCCATAAATGCCATTACATCAAGAGGATCAGCACCAGTACCATCAGAACCAGTAAGGTCGATAGAATTAGAACCGCCTTGATGTTGCCCCATTGTTTGAGTAGCGGCAGCAGCATCAGCACCTAACACATGGTCAGGACCTGAAGTTGATACACCTGCAAACAATTCGGCAATAACACCTTCGTCAAAAGCATCTTTAAGAGCGTAAGCAGCAGAAGAGGATGCAACCTCTTTCCAGTTTACGTGAGACATAGATTTCTCAATGTCATCTACTTTGAATTTGAAAGCGTTTGCTACATCAACAGTAAGGGTTTCTTCCATGTCTGTCAACTTAGTTTGCGTTACGTCAGCACCTCTTTCATACTGATAAACAGTAATCGTAGGTTCTTTAACGATTCGTACTGTGTCACCAAATGCAGAAATATCACCTGAATAATCAGTATTTGTGATTGCTTCTGCGACTGAGGCTTTTCTAAAAAAGTTAAGTACCTTCTTGGAATAAACCTTAGGCATGAAGAATGCATTAGTTTGTCCAGTTACGGAGTTCGCAAAGTTGCCATTAGTATCAGTCGATTGCTCGAATAAAGCATCAGATTGATTATAAGCCATTTTAAGTCACCTTTAAATGTTAATTATTGCGTTAATATTAATCGCCACGTACTCTACCTTCGTCTAAAGCTTTATCTATCTCGGCTTCGAGACGATCAAACTCATCCATAGGTAGTGCGGCAATCTCCTCTTGAGTCCATATTTTAGGCTCGTTAGTGTCTACTGTTGTCGTTTTAGTAGAAACCATATCTGCAGCCATTGAGTTTGAACTCGAAGACTTTCTTTGATTTTGTTTCTTTTCCTGAGAAGTAATTATCCCTGTGTCTTGTTTAAATAAATCAATTGCTCGACCTGCTAAACTAACATTGTGAGGATTATTATAAACCCAAGCTTGAATATCTTCTGGTTGAGATTCTGCCCACTTATGAAATTCTTCACTATCTCGAATATCTGCAAAGTCAGGATGTTTTTCAAACAATTCTATCTCTGCTTCTTTTCTTAAAGTTGCTGATTCTCTTTCTTGTAAAGCTGCAATCTTAGAATTTAATTCTTCGACTTTAGCTTCACTTTGTAAGTGTGAAACAGTTTCAACCACATCGTAAACATCAGGATATTGTGCTTTAAATTGTTCAAGTTCTTCAACAGTTTTAGGAGTTTGATACTTAGGCTGTGAAGCAGTTGCTTCATTTATAAGTTCTTGCTCTCTTGTTCTGAACTCGGTAAGTTTACTATCGTAATGTTTTTTCAAGTCATCGTACCTTTTTTTATAGTTAGGCTTTGCGTAAGGCTTAACTTTTTCTACTGGTTGTTCTATTGTTTCTTCACTTTCAGTAACTTCTTGAGTTTTTCTTTCAGGTGGAACAAATAAACTATCAGCAGAAATTCCTTCTTTAGGCATAACTTCTTCCGTATGCCACGATTTCTTTGCGTTATACGGATTAGGTGCGGGTTTATTTTTTGCTTCTTCAGTAGAAGCTACATTTTCATTGTCAGTCATTTTACTCTCCTTCCTTTGGGCTTGTTCTATTTCAAGGTAGCTTATTCCAAGAACGTCTTCTAAATAAGGGCTTGCTTGAGCAAGGTAGCATCAAAAGGTATTTACTTTTTTAAAATTACGTAGAGGGCTGTTTGACTAGAACAGGTGGCTCTACAATGATTAGCTGTTGATTATGCCATAACGAGGATTTTGAAGCATCATAGCTTTTTGCATTTCTTTATCTTGCATAGCTAAAGGTATTTGCGTACCTTCAACTTTTGCTTTTGAAGAAGCAGCAGCTATTTCAACATCTTCTTTTTCATCCTCTTTTTTTTCGGTTGTTTCGACATAACCACCAGATTGTGCTTGTTTTCTATCTGCATTAACTTCAGCTTCTTTCATCATTGACATTAAATTGTCAGATCCGATTTCATCTGTAGCTTTCGCATTGAAAACAAACTCTCCGTCCGATAGCCTTGCAG